GTAGTTTTGCTTTTGGTGAGCTTAAACTCATGGAAGGGAGTGCGAAAATCATATCGCTTATTGCAAGAGATGAGAACCAGCATCTGGCTTTAACTCAGAACATCATTAATATGTGGAGAAAGGGTGATGATCCTGAGATGCTGGAAATAGTCAAGGAAGAAGAAGACTACACATATAAGATGTTTGAGAGATGTGTAAATGAAGAGAAGATGTGGGCAGAATATCTATTCCAAGATGGGAGTATGATTGGTCTAAATGATAAGTTACTTCAGCAGTATGTTGAATGGATTGCAAATCGTAGAATGAGATCAATCGGTCTAAAACCTCTCTATGATATTCCAATAAGAAATAATCCACTTCCTTGGACAGAGCACTGGATATCCTCAAAAGGATTACAGGTAGCACCACAGGAAACAGAAGTTGAATCATACATTGTCGGAGGTATCAAACAAGATGTCAAAAAAGACACATTCAGCGGATTCAAACTCTAAGGAAACTGAAGAGAGTATCAAAGCATATCGTGAAGCAGCCAAGGCAGATGCCTGGCTGTTTGGCGATTATGATGCCTATGAAGTATTTAATATAAATAAAAAGAAAATGTCTAATAGAGATGAGACTGATTGATAAAGTAAAAAAGATATTAACTGAGCAGTCTAATTCTGGTTCTGGTAAGAAGGTAAAATTTGGATCTGGTGCAAAGGGAGAATTTGCATCAGGTAGTCCTAGTATGGGTGGTGAAGATAAAACATATGTTAAACAAGGTAAGAAACCATTAAAAGGTAAGAATGTAAAAGCAGGACAGACTACTGGTACACAAACACCAAAAAGAGGTGCTACTAGTTATAAACCTTCTAGTGGTCAATTGAATATGTTTACAGGGAAACCAGAACCTGGACAAGAAGTAAAAGTACCTACAACATATAAGAAAAAGACCACAAAATCAATCAAAGTAAATCCTGGTCAAAAAAGTTTAATTGATGATCCCAGTTCGAGCAGGAAAAAAATTGTTAAGAAATTTAAAAAACAACAACCTATATCAGATTTAAAAAAAGCAAAGAAATATGCTAAAGGAGAATATCCAAAGATAGGTGGTGGTGGATTAAAACCTGATATTAAAAAACCAAATAAAGGCACAACACCAGTTAAAGTCAATGTAAAAAAACCGATAAATGTAGATAAAATATTTTCTGGTGCAGGTAATATAAAAAAAGGTGGTAATGTTCCCGATAAAAATATTAGTATAAAATCAAAAGGCACAACACCAGTTAAAACTAATATTTCAAAATTAAACGTAGACAAGATATTTGATAAACCAAAAAGTTCTGTTACTAAAACTATTGGTGTTAAACAATCTGATGTTTCCAAGAAAGCAAAAGAGTTTACTGCAAAGGTAAATAAAAGAAGAGCAGAAAGAATAAAAGGGGCTACTGGGGGTAAAAAAACAGGATCTTTACGCAAAGGTAATCTATCTTTTCCTGGTGATCGAAGTGGTGCTTATCAGGCAACTAAGTCAGATATAGAAGCAAGAAAAGGATTTAAGGGTAAACCTGGTGGATTAAAGGCAGATGAAGGGAATCCATTTGTAAAAACAGATGTAAGAAAAGCAAGAGCATCTAAATTAGGTGGTGATATTAACGATCAACCAGCATTTGATCAAAAGAAATTTGAAAAAAGTTTACAACAAACTAAAAAATCTAAAACTTTTGTAAAACCACTAGATCCATTTAAAACATCAGATACAAAAACTGGTTCTGCGATAAAGGATTTTAAATTTCAACCAAGAGATATAACAACATCACAAGCTGAAAAAAAGGCAGTAAAATCATTCGCTCAATTTAACAAGGATCTTAAAAAAGCAGGGGCTAATATTGATATTGAAAAGAAAGTACAAAACCCAAGGTATAACATCAAGTCTAAAGGTAGTGGTGCAAGCACTGGTAGTGGACCAGATTTTTCAAGCACAAGTTCTAGAACTGGTAGTATGAAAGGAGGGTCATCGAATAATACTGGTGGTTCTAGCACAGGTGGAGGTAGTAATAAACCACCAAAACCACCAAAAGGAAGTAGTAGTTCAATAATTCCACCTGATGATCCTATTAATCCAGAAGTAGTGAAGGGTAAATTTAAAGAAAAAGGAAAAGGTAAATCTGGTGGTTCAGGTAACATGAGTAACAAACAATTCAAAAAGTTCCGAAAGGATCAGAAAAAAATGTTTAAGAAGTTTATGAAACAATCTAAAAAAGCATCTAAACAAACTGTTACACCACCTGCAGATACACCTGTGAAAAATGTAGGAAAATTTCGTCGTTTTGCAGGAAAAGTTCTTGGAAAAACTCTTGGAAAAACTAAAGTGGGAAAAGCTGTGAGAGTAGGGGGTGTTATAGCTGGTCTTACTGGTGCTCACTTTCTTGACAATAAATTAAGAGGACCAAATATAAAAAAAGAAAAAGTGAAAATTGGTAAACCAATAAATCCTAACACAAAAAAACAATATAAATCATTTGCAGACATACCTAGAGTTAATCGAAGTTTAGATGATGAAAAAACAGATAATGAATTAATGAAGTATGGAAATAAATCTCTTTCTAAAGATGTGGTGAATAAAACATCTAAAGGTGGTAGATATAATCCAACTGGTACAAATATTAATCTTAAACAACATTCTCAGTCTGACTCATATAAGAGGATTTTAAAACAAATACAAAAGAAAAATAAAAATCCAAATTTAAATCCATATAAGAATTGAGATAAAAAATATATTAGATATAAATATTATGAAAGTAATTGACTTGACCGATGTTTAGAGATCTAAAAGAATATCAAACTATTCAGAAAATTTACGAGGAGCAGATTCTTAAAAGTCCTCATGAAGATTTGATAGTAGAAGCATTTCAGAGTGAGGAATTCACTGCTGAAGAAATTGATTATGTCGTTAACAACATTGATCAATTGTGTAATGAAAACATATTAAGTGAGGAAAATAATGATCTTAATGAAGTTTTAGGGAAAGTTGTAAAAAATGTAGTTCAAAAAGTTGCACCAAAATTAGTTAATACTGCACAAAAAGCAGGTAAGGCAGTAGCATCAGGAGTAGATAAAGCATCACCCGCAGTAAAAAATGTAGCGTCTTCAGCAAGTAAAAAATTTGGATCAGCACTTGGTAAAGTAAAAGCAGGACTTTCCAGAGCAGGTCAAGCAGTATCTAATCAAGTAGATAAAGCAAAACCAATATTGAAGAAAGGGTTAGACACAGCAAAGAAAGTTGTTCCAGCAGTTGGTGCTTTAGCTGGTGCTGCGGCTGTCGGTAAAAAAATTATAAGTGGTAGAGCAGCGAAGGCAGAGACACCAACTAAAACTAAACCAGAGGGTGCTAATGTTGATACTACTAGTGAAATTGAGTCAAGTGAACAGTCAGCAAGAGTAGAAACCGCACCAGAGAGACGTAAATTAACTGGTAAAGAAAGAGCACAGGCAATGGCGAAGAAAAGAATAGGTTCTGGAACAGCAAAAAATCCAGATACAACTATAGCTCAAGCTAACAAAAACAATAAAGATGCTATGAGAGCAAGAGCAAAAGCAAAATTTGATGCTTTCAAGGCAAGAAGAGCAGAAAAAAAATTAGATAAGCAACGTGATTTTGATGATCCTGATAAAAGAATGAACAGAGGTGAGAGTTATACTCCTTATGATATTGTTCTTGAGTACTTACTATCTACAGAACAAGCTGCTACAATCGAAGAAGCAAACTATATAATGACAGAAATGGATGCTAAAACAATTCAATCTATTGTTTCTGAATAATTAAATTTCTTTATTATGGACACACAAGCAATGACCTATGGGGGTAAGAGTACCCCCTCTGATATTGAAGCACAACGTGCTCGAATTCCTGATGTAAAACCAAAGCAAATTAATTTAATAACTGATGCTTTGAAGAAAGAATTAAAAGATATTATTAATGAAGTATTGGATGAAAGAGAGTTAGAAAAACAGATGAACGGACCTTACGATTTTCCAGATGATATGTTATAAATAGAGTGCCATACAATACTCTATGATCTCAAAATACGACAAACTTTCTATCCAACGTAATCCATTTAGAGAATACTCTAAACCAATCCAACACAAATACAATAACACCAAATACTCTCAGCTTAGAATTTATTTTAAGTGTGAGAGTATTTACTTTAAGGAACTTGAGACTCGAAAGGGTTCTCAGGAGTCGGAGACGGCCACGTAACTGGTTGTTTAACTATGACTATTCCTTCTACTACACGTTCTATTTTATCATTACCATCATTTAATAATATTTCATAGAAATACTTACCTGGTTTAATTGCTGCAGATTGTGTGGCAGTTAAACCTATTCTTACTTTACCAAGAGTACGATTTGGAAATGTGACATTAAATGCTTTTGGATCAGATAGATCTTGTGTCTGTCTTTTAAATCTAGCGGTGCCTGTATATCCTGTTAAATCTTTAGCACTATTTGACTGATCATTTTCAAGCAAAAAGGTTTGCTCAAAATCAGTATGAGTGTATACTATTAAATTAGTGCTAAAAACCGCCATATTACTTTTTGATTATTTATTATGGATTACCATACCCATACAGGAATGTATGAGTTGTAATACCTGTCCGAACGAGAACTTGTCCTTCAACAGCAACAAACTTAAATCCACTTGGTCGAGTTAGTATTAAATCCCATTTATATCTACCAGGTCTCCACTTTTCATTTATTGTACTTGCAACTGATACATTAACTAATCCTTGTGCTGCACTTGTAATACCAACAGTAAAGTCTGCAAATTGATAATGTGCTGCTGTTTTTCTAATTTGAGACTGTGCACTAAAACCAGTAAGATCAACAACTCCTGTACCATCAGCACTGAATAATGTTATATCTTCACTAAAGGTTTCGCCACCATTGATAGTTAAATTTTTTACGTAAACAGTCATCTATCACAATCTTTATGAATATTTAGGATATATACATATAAAGATACTTATGAAAGAATGGGTGAAGCAGATTATGAAAATCCCTGGCACTACAAAGGTACAGCTTTCACTTCTGACGATATTGGCGATTTCTTCGGTTACGTCTACCGCATTACAAATATCCAGTCGGGTAGGCAGTATATCGGAAGAAAGTATTTCTACCAGAAACGAAAACCTAAAGGAGGCAAGCGACGTATTACGTCAGAGTCTGACTGGAAGCGGTATTACGGAAGCTCTGACGAACTTAAACGAGACCTTAAACAAATTGGTAAAGATAAATTCAGAAGAGAAATCATAAGTCTTCACAAAACTCTTGGCAAAGTTAACTATGAAGAAACAAAACAACTATTTCTTCACAACGTATTGATGGAGTCACTTGACGATGGAACACCAATGTACTATAATAGTAATATTCTTGGACGATATATGAAAAAAGATTATGGCAACTTCAAGTAATGCAGTTCGTGACTCTTATTATTGGGCACTAGATCGAATCAAAACATTAACTGAAGATGTTGAAGTGAAAAATGGTCACTTTGATTTTCGTTGTGTCGAAGATGCAACCGCTATCAGTCAAGAATTTGAAGAGTGGTTAGAAGCAAAAGATCGTAACAATGCCGATGATGTTGATGTAATCTTTTTAGAATATATTGGTCAAGGCAGTGAATATGATTAACAAATTTATTAAATAGTATTATGCTACAAAAAATTGTAAATGGAATCGCTATTGCTAGTGGTATTGTATCTCTCACCGTCGTGGGTACTGTTGGTTATGTATATGTTCGCAAGGATGCAATCATTGAGAACGTTAAAGGTAAAGTACTAGAATCTGTACTACCTGGCGGACTTGGTGGAGCAGTCGGTGGAGGAGCACTACCATCATTACCATCACCATCAGTTGATGCACCTGCTGCAGGTATCGGAGTACCATCATTCTAAAATAAAGATTAAAGTGGCTATATAAATATAGACACTCTAATTTAATGGCAGAAGAAGTAAAGAAAAAACCACAAGGTCCTCTAGGAAAACTAAAGGAACTTGCAACAGATAAAGAAGAACAACTTGAAATACTAAGTGTATTAGTAAGGATAGTTGTTCTTTTTTGGTCAGGAGCGATATTATCATTAAACTACGTTACTATTCCTAACTACGAAAAAGATAAGATCGATCCAACTTTCATAGCTTCGGTTTTTACGGGGGTCCTAGCTACCTTTGGAATTGAGACTGCCAAGAAGAGAGGAGATGGCACAATGAAAGTCGGTGGAGGTAGTGGTCCTAATGGAGCAGTATCAAAGCAAGACATGGAAAAGTTGATTGAGAAAGCAACTCAAGCAGCACCTGCTCAAACTATACGTATCGAACAGGCACCACTTGTATTATCACCAACACCCCCTGCACCAAAAAAAGATAACAAAGCATAGGGTATGACTGAAATTAAATGGTCTAAATGGTTAGCACTCGGACTAGGTGGTATAGTCGGAGTGTCACATATTGGAATGATAGGTTTACTTTCAAATAGAGAGAGTAAACTACCATCATTGAATGTACCAGTAGGTCCATATACATCATATAAAGCAGAAGTAACACGAGAAGGATATAAAATTGCATATAGATCAAATGATCCTAAGACAATGGTAGTTAGTAAGGACATTAAGAGAAAGGGTGGTTTCTTAGGACTTGCAAATAATACAGAACAAATAGTAGAAGAATATACGATGGATGGTGCAGTTCACACTAAAAGTGGATCAACTGAGACAACTGCCAGTAGTAGATCAGAAGAGTGTATCAAAGCAATCGGAGGAGCAGAAAACACAGGCAGGTTGGTTGGTTCCAGTGTTGGTGCTAGTGTTGCTCCTTCCGTTGCTTCTATTCCTATTATTGGTTGGGTGGCTGCTGGTTGGGTAACAATGTTCTCTGGTAATCAGGGTGCAGAAATCGGTGGTGGAATGGCAGAGGATTTGAACAAGAACTGTTGACTTAATAAATTATTATGGTAGAATAATACTATGGAAACACATAGAAAAACTTTGCTGCATCTTTTAAAAGAAAGAGCATAT